CGCCATAGGACTGGTTGATTGCTCGGGTCGTGAGCGTCACGCTTTTGTAGGAATCGAGGTAGAGGGGGTCGCCGTGGAGCATCTCTTGGTCGCAAGTACCTTGGAGAACACTCTCTTCAACCTGAACCTTGGTGCGGATCAGGTCGGAGTAGGCTTTCTTGAACAGGTTCCGGTAGTCGTTACCGGTCGCGCCGGCGGTGCCGGGGAACGCGGTCGCACTATAGGCTGGGTAGGCCATTTGGACTACTCCTCCGCTGAATGAAGTTGAATCATTCGCGGGGAGTTGTGCGGTAGCCCGGATTCCCCTTGGGCTCTAACGTGGCCCCTAAACCGCTGGTCTTTCCCAGCGCCAGGAGCGGGCTCATTTCCGGCTCTCTCTGACAAGCATTACCAGGAGCCAGGGGCCACGCAAGGATTTAATACGCGAAAGGATCGGGCGGCATCAGCCTCTGGTCATGCACGCTGTCGAATCCCTGCTTCTCCAGATCGGACAGGATTTGCACGTACTCGGCGTACAGGTGCCGACGCTGTGGATTCTTCCGGTCCTCCATGTCGCCAGAACTCAGGATCTCACGCGCTCGTTCTGCCATCTTCTGCGGAGTCAGCGCATCCGGCCCACTGCCCCCAAGTCCGCCTGTGATGCTGTCTTCACTCACGATTTCCCCGATCTTCACCAGTAGTCCCGTCATGCTGGGGTGGTCCGCGACTCCCGAGCCGGCGAGCAGGTCTTGGAAAGCCTCGTCACCCTCGGTCAGTTTTCCCAGGATGTCCTGAGCCTGTTGCGTCTTCTGGTCTGCCTCTGCTCCGTAGAGTTCCTTGAGGCGCTCGCGGTAGCTTGCGCTCCGTTCAGCAGCCTCTGTCTCGACGGAAGAGATGCGGGTGTCGCCCATCGCAGCAGCCGCAGCAGCGAGCTTCTCGAAAGCTGCTTTGGGAATACCCACCTGTGCCGCGACATCGCGCAGACCGGAGAGGTACTGCACGATTGTAGGGTCTTTGGATTCGGGTACCGCGTACTCCGTAGGGTCAGACGGGACCCCGACCTTCGCATGGAACTCTTTCCACTCCTCGGGTGTCGCGTTCGATTCGGGCACCCTCGTCTGTCTCATGAGACCCCCAATCCGGGAGTCTAGCTCACTGTACGCCTTCATTGCCTTCAGAGGGTCGTCTTGGAACCTCTCGATCAGGCCCCTTCTGCCCTCGAAGTCGTCGGGCAGAATCGTACTTATGGCGTCTGACATCTCAATCCTTCCCCAGCAGTTCGGCGGTTTGAATCTGGGCCTGGATCTTCCAGTACAGCCGCCTCATGCCTTCCCCTACCTGAAACTTGACGGGGTCGATCGGCTGACCCCGCGTTTCTTCTTCAGTAATCGTCCACTCTACGCGAGCCATCTTGCTCATGTGACGCAGCACGCGCTGCCCTGCTTCGTTTTTGAACACCGCGAGGTACGCTCGCAGCAAGTCCTCGTCAGCCTTGGGAACCGGCGCAGAATCCTCAGACACCGAACCCACCTTCTGCCGTCAGCCCGCCACCTGTCTGCGCTGCGGGGGCAGACGCCGGGTTCGCGGCGGGCGAGCTGGGTTGCGAACCGCCACCGAGAGCACTTTGGAGTTTGATGATCTGGTCCATCGCGTCCCGCTGCGCTTCCGCTTCCTTGATGTCTTCGATCTCGTTTTCGGTGAGGAACATCTCAGCCGGCAGGTCGCCGAGCCGACGCTCGATCTTCGTGATCCGCTCCGGGTCGAAGTCGCGCAGCCACGCGGGGTTTTGCCCCGAGCCCTGGAAGAGAGCGAGGCGCTTCGCAAGGAAGGCGTCGATCCGTTGCAGGCTTGAGGTCTTCTGTGAGGTGAAGAACGGTGAGACGAACTGCACGTCAGCTTCGGCTTCCCCGAGGATCTCACCGAGCTGGTTCAGCTCCGGTAGTTGGCCAGCTCGGAACAGGATCTCGATCACGGTCTGGATCGTCGGAGCGAGGAAGTCCTTGTCGACTACTTCCGCCGGCGCTGCCATCTTTTGAATGGCCCGGGCTTGCCGGAGCTGGGAGGCTTCCGCTGACCGGTCTTGGGTCTCAGGCTCCGAGAGAGCATCCCCGAAAAACGCAGCCTTGATCTGCTCTCGGTCGAGTCGGGCCATCTGGTCTGCGATATTGATATCTGCGCCAGAACGTAGGTGGTACGGATTGAACTTGATCGGTGGCTTACTGACCATGATCCCATCGGGACCCACGTCGAACTCGACCACGCTCTCGTTTTCAACGACCACGGGAGGAAGCAGGTCTTTTCCAACCGCGATGAGGATCTGTCTCCGTAGTTCATTGAGGCCCTTCGCGTCGATGCGAGCGAGGTGGCCACGCCCACGTCCGTACTCCTCGCCGTCCACGACCATCCACCGACCGACGATGTACGGGGAGTTCTCGAACCCGCTCGTGCGGATCACCTCTCCGTACTCTCCCTCCATCGCGATCCACTGCGAAATCCACGGCTTGTTCTCTGGAGCGGTGAGGCCGCCGGGGATTCCGTCCTCGTTGAGATAGACGCAGTGCAGGTAGGTGAACTCATCCATCTTCCGCCCGCCCCCGAGCGCCTTGGCCGCAGCCATGCCGGGGTTCCCGTTGAAGAAACGGAAGGCGTCGACCGCTGTCATTTCGATCTCGCGGTAGATGATCTCGGGCGTTTGGCTGGGACCGATGTGGAACCAGACGCGGGACACGGGGACCGCCTCGAACATGAGGCCGTTCCAGCCGGGCTTCCGCTTCGGGCGTTGCATGACGCACATGGTTCCGTTGCCGAGGACACTCATGTCTCGGAGGAACGCGCCGGTCTGCGGGTAGAAGTTGCTCCGGCTCAACTCTTTTAGTGTGCGGCGAGCGACGTTGTCGAGGAGCGTCCGCACCTCTACGTCGTCGTCTGTTCCATCAATGGAAAGCCGGAGCCAATCCGAGCCGCTGGGAACTACTGACCCCTTGAGAAAGGAGGCGAACTGCTCGGACATGAGTATCGCTGTCGAGTCGAACACGCCGGACAGGCGTTTGTGGCCGGCGCTGCGCTTGGTCGTGATGTCACCACGCCACGGCATGCAGAGATCAGAAATCTCCTGCCAGACGTTCTCGTGGTTGTAGCGCCGTGTCTTCATGTGCGAGAACCGCATCAGAAGCTCGGTGCCGTTTCGGATCCCCATTGGTTACCCCTAACCGAAGAAGTCGTAGCTACCTGCCTTCAGTCGCCATTCATGCACAGAAGTGCGTTCGCCGCCAGCGGAGGCGTGATGCAAAGCCAAGATGACTTTGTGCATGGCGTCGATGAGGTGGTCGTCCTGTCGTTTCACAATCTTCCCTTTGTCGTGTCGGTACTTCCTTTTCTCGCTCAGGAACTCGGTGCAGGATCGGAACACTTGGAAGCGCCCCGTGAGCATTCGGTCGAGTGCCCGCTCCACCGCCTCGAAGATCGCGTGAACCTTCCGGCCTTGCGGGTCGATGATGTGCGCGTGCTCGGGGAGCATGTTCAGCCCCATCTGACGGTATCGTTCTGCCACCGTGGAACCGGAGGTGTACTCGCGGGCTCCGTCGTGCGGCCAGGCGACCGGGATTTGGTCCCCGCCCATTGCCCTGACCCGCGAGGCGTAGATTTCGCTCGCCTGTCCGTCCGCCTTGTACTCCGCGATGACGAACAGCTCATCTGTCGCGGGGTTGAGGGCGCAGAGGATCGCGGCGAAGCAGCCGGTGGTGTGGGGGAGGTCGATCCCGATGAGTCGCGGCCAGTGTGACGGGATGATGAAGTCCTCGCACACGACCATGTCGTCGGGCACCGCGTAGACGAGCCCCTTGCCCCTGACCGGCATGCCGTGCAATCGGGCCTCTGCCAGCGGGTGGCCCTCGTACTTGGCGATCAGTTGCTGCCGGTGTGCCTGACTCATGTGCGCCGCGTCGTTGACACCGAAGTTGATGAGGTGCCGCAGCCCGCCACGGCCACCTCTCTCGAACAGAACGTAGAGGTCAGTTTCTCCGAGGAGCGGAGTCATGGAGATGGACATGAACCCCTCGGTGAAGTTGAGGCGTGCGGAGAACTCGTCGTAGATGAGGAAGTCCATTTCCTCGTCGCCGAACACTTCGTGCAGGGTGTACCCGGCGAGTCGTTGCCAACCGCTGGAGTACGAGAACACGTAGCCCTTTGAGTAGCCGTCGAACTTGCCGTCCGTGAAGTGCTTGACCCGGAAGCTCTCGACTTGGTTGGCGACCCCGCCGGACATGCGGGTGATGTCTTCCTCGGGCTCGAAGCACTCGGAGGGAATGAAGCCGGACCCGCGTTTGTCGGGTGGCCCGAGCAACCGATCGCACAGGAGGTCGCGGGTACTGCTCGCGGTCTCTCCTCCGATCGCGAAGTTAATCGGGTGGGGCCACTTCCTCCCCCGCCAGTTTTTCGGGTACCTCCCCGTCGCGTGGTACGACGCTTTCGCGCACAGTGAAGTCGACTTCCCGCCCTGGTTCAGCCCCGCGATCATGATCTCTTTGCACTTGAGGCGGTAGCCCCTCGCGTTGTCCGTCTCGGTGATGAACTGCCACTGTTTCGGGTCCCACTGGATCCTCCCCAGGATGTCCGACTCCAGATAGATCCGGTACTGCTCCTCCATCTCTAGTTCCTGAAGCAGTTTTTCGCGGGCGATCAGTTCTTCGGGGTTCAGAGAGTTCGGTGATTCTTCGCTCGGCATCTAGTTTCTCCTGCGCGAGTTTCTGATTGGAGGCGCGAAGTTCTGCGAGGCGTTGCTCGATTTGCTCTGGATCGATCGACGCGGCACGCGGGCGGTTGTGTTCGATGTGCGCGGTCATCTCGCGAGGCATGACCTCCTTCAGAACGTGGCGCATGAAGAAGGCGAGGAGCATCTGCCCGTCCTTGGTGGCGGGATCGGCGAGCGAGGCCATGCCTGCGATCTTGTCGAAGAGGCCGGCGGCGTAGAGCTTCTGCACGAACTCGGTTTTGACTTGGATCGGGGAGAGTGTGTCGAGCCCCTCGAACTTCTTGAATCGTTTGTCGAGAACCTTCCGCCCCTTGCACTCATCCCACATGCCTCGGAAGTCGGGATCGAAGAAGGTGCGCGAGAAGGCGAGGTCACCGGGGAGGCCGGCGGACTCTGCTGCGTCGTAGAACGAGAGGCCCTCATCGACGAACTTCTGCATGGAGAGTTTGATCTCTTCGCGGATCAGGTACGAGCCGATGTCTTGTTGTCGTTTCGGGTCGGTGATCTGGGGTACACGGTGCGTATCTTCGTAGTCCTCTTCGGACATCGCTTTCCCCGTCATCAGGTGGCGTTTTCGTCTTGCCATAAATCCGATCGTTCCTAGCATGGCTTGAGAAAGGAGAGTCATGACTGAAGAGGGCAACTACGAAGCGAAGTTGACGAACTCCCTACTGGGGGATCTTATCGCTGAAGTGCGACGGGCCGCCGACGCGCTGGAACGGCTAGGATCTGGCCACATGGTAGCGACTGGAGGAGGTGGAGGGGAGCGTAGCCCGCGAGGGACCTGCGTGAAAGAGGATGACGGGCGGTTCAAGTGGACGATTCCGCCAGGCTTGCAGCCGGGGAAGTGCAAGCTCTGCGAGGAGAAGGTGTACTGGGTGAAGAGCAAGTCAGACAAGTGGGTGATCTTGGGAATGGATCTCTACTCCCACCAAGACGTGTGCCAGGGGGAAAACCAGATTGCCTCAGAATACAGCGCCCCGATTGCGGAAAACGAAGTCCCTTTCTGAGTACAAGGGCTTCTTCTACGACCCGGAAGTGTGCCAGGAGCGCGAGATTGCCTGGTTTGTCGACCGCGAGACGAACGTACGACGGGACCTCTTTGACGCTCACATCCGACGCTGTATCCTGCACATGCACCGGCTGCGAGTCGGAGGACCGGCGAAACCATTTCACACGAGAGGTGTGACCAACCATGCAAAAAGACGAGCTTCTCGCAAGGATCGAGCAGGTCAGAAGGCACCTCCAGCGCGTAAGGGTTCCGGGCCTCGCCGGGGTCATGAGGGGTTGCCTCAAGGATCTCGACGAGATGGAGGATCTCATCAAAGCAAAGCCAGCCAAGGGGAGGAAAACCCACCAGCCGATGCTCGGTGACTCAGTCGATCAGAGCGAGTCAGACACCAAGTCCGAGTAATCGGCCCGGTTTTATTCGACACACCTCCTCGGGGTGGGGCCCTGCCCAACGGGACCCCGCCCCATTTTTTTACTGGAAGAAGACCATGAAACCAGACATCGCGATGGCTCACCTGGAGCGGATCCTCGCCGACATACCGGACGAGGGCACCATTTTGGAGTGGGGTTCCGGGGGGAGCACCGTTTTCTTCGCCGAGAACAAGCCGGAGGCGGCGCGCCTGGTCACAATCGAGAACGACCGGACGTGGTGGGACAAGGTGATGGCCGAAGTCTACGACCAGCCGGCCACCTACCTGTGGCTCCACGAGCCGGAGCACGGGTTGAGGTCGATCGGCGGGTACGGGACTCACCTGAGAGAGAACCCCACGGGGCAGGCTTCCTACATCTGCAACCTGAACATCCGGGAGGTCATCCGGGAGGCTGACGTGATCTTCGTGGACGGCACTGCCCGGGGTGCGTGCCTCGCCACCGCCGCGAAGCTCAAGAAGCCGGAATGCACGGTCTACCTGCACGACGCCGAGCGCGGATGGTACGACTGGGCGATACCCCTGTTCTCCTTCACAGAGCTGTTGCCGCCCGAATCCGGGCATCCGGGCAGTTTGAGGCGGTTCATTTGAGAATCGCGATCCTGACGCCATGTGGGCCGGGCCACACTTGGGCTATCGCTCGGGCGAATGCCTCCGTTCGGGCCGCCTGGAACTACCGACGCGGACCCTTCACCGAGGTCAGGCACTTTATTCTGGACGATACCGAGGGGCAGATGGGCCGTTCGGCAGGCCGAAATGTGCTTCTTGAACGAGCGGTACGTGGGTGGAACGCAGACTGGGTCGTGAACCTGGACAGCACTGACTTTATCCACACCGCTGGGTTCCAGGCTTTGGGTGTGGAGATGGAGAGAAAGCCCGAGAGCCAGCTCATTTTCGGGTGTCACTCCATGATTATGAGCCTGGAGTCCGCGCAGAAGAGCTACGACCTGAACATGGGCGAGCACACGGGCACGATCGTTCACTGCTACCGGACCCGGTTCGACGTGTGCCCCATGTACTGGGGCCACGTCATGGCGCACAACCACTACGGAACGATCGGGACCACGTCGGCGATCCGCGCTGACCTCGCGTACCGAACGGGCTTCCTGCCCGACCTTCCCGCCGGCGACATCCATGAACACCACTTCGCGTGTATGGGTTCGGCCCCGTTCTCGAAGATGAACCGCCCGATCCTAGTCACCGACCGGGTCTCGGATGGAGCGAAGGCGACCCCCACCGACAAGCTCGCCTCCCACGACGACCGGCTGAACGCCGCGCTGAACGCGATCCACGCGATGTGGGTGCAGCGGGGGCGGCTGCCTTTGACCTACGACGAGTTGGAGGACCGGTACCGATCGCGCTTCAAGCGCCGGCAGGACTTCGAGATCAATGTTCTACGTGGAACAAATACTGACGAGCAGTGGGTGACGGACGATCGGATTGATGAGGTGGCGGCGGAGAAGGAGGCGCTGCTCATGGATATCGCGAAGGTGGCGATGCGGCAGGAGGGGCGCTGAAATGTGGGGGATCGCGCCGGCGAGGAGGGCAAACTCTTCGGAGTCACCACGCCCTTGAAAGTTGCGCGGCCACGGCGTACGATCCCCCTGCTGCTGAAAGCGGAGGCATCCTGCCAACAAAGGGCAATCCCCGCTAGGCAAATCTCTGGGAAATCCGCGCCACCACGCGGGGGGGGATTCGTGCATAACGGATTTGAAGCCTCGAAGTGGGCCATGAGACAGGCCAAGGGCCTCACCTTGCCCGAACGGATGGTTCTCACCTGCCTCGCGAGCTACACAAGTAAGAGCATGGTCGCCTGGCCAAGCCTAGCCAAGCTCGCTGACCACCTGGAAACCACCGAGAGAAACATACGGAGGACCGTGCGCCGCCTCGAAGAGAAGGGCTTCATCTCCGGCGAGGCATGGGTTGGGCACCCCACACGGTACACAATCAAGGGGGCGGACGCCTACGTCCCCCGGACGCCTACGTCCTCCGGACGTGTAGACCCGGGGGGGGCGGACGAATCGGTCCGCAAACCCCGGACGTGTACGTCCGCCAATAAAAGAGAGAACAAAGAGACATCAAAGACTCTTGTCCAAGAGAGACTTGAAATCATGAAGTGGTGGAACAACGAAGTGGTCAAGGCGGACCCGCAGCTCCGACCAGTCCGAGGGATCTCCGACGCTCGGTTCAAGGCTTGGAACGCCCGGCTCGAAGAGTTCCCTGACCTCAAAGAGATCGTGATTGCCGCGCTGCCCGTGACCGAGTTCATGGCCAAGTACGTGAACCTGACGTGGATCCTGAACCCCGCCAACTGCGAGAAGCTCATCGAGGGGAACTACACCGACGAGAAGAAGGCGAGGGTGGCCATGGACGGTAGGGCCACCGAGGAGCTGAAGTCGATCGAGAAGGCGAGGGAGGCCGCAGTGAAGAAGGAACTGGAAAGGTGGGAAGGATGAGTAAGTCAGGCGACTACGACGGAACATGCCCATGTTCGGATCCTCGGTGCGACTGGTCCAGGAAGGCGCGGGCTGGCACCCTCGCCCAGATACGAGCGCGGCGGGCCGAGCTGCTAGAGGTGCAGAGAGGGATTCCGGTGGAGATGTTCTGGCATCTCTTCGACGACGGCGCAGAGTTCGGACCAGACAAGCCGGAGCCTCCTGCGATCGAGTTCACACGCCTACAGAGCGGCGACTTCAGTACCCACATCGACGGCAGGGGCTTCGGCACTATCCGGGGGGAAGTCTTCGATGCGATCAAGAAGCTCGGGCGAGAGGAGGCGAAGGATGAGTAAGAGCAGCATGACGACAAGCCAGATCCTTGAGACAACCAGGAAGCTCGTGGAGATAGCCAGAAACAACGCTCGCGCAAAAGCCCTCCGCGAAGTGGAGGAAGCGATATTTGAGGAGGTCAGGATCGCAGACGACAGTGACCTCGGAAGAGAGGAAGGCTTCCACTCACCGAACGCTCTTGGCCGAGTCCTCGCCCTCTTCGACAGCCCCGGCGGGAAGTTCGAGGTGAAGGAATGAAGGGCATGACCCAACACACGCTCACGACCAAGCTCCCGGAACGCATCATGAACGAGCACAGCCAGCCGATTCAAATCCGCTTCTTCGCACTCAAGGACAAGGTGCTCGGCACCTGCGAGGGCGCTGGCTTCGAGGTGGTGGGCAACCAGGCCACAACTTTCCACACGCTCTCCGATTCCGACATGCTCACGGTCTACGATCATGCGGAAAAAGCGCACCACCTGCGTCACTTGCTCGAACGGGGACTCTGGTTCGGGAACTCCTCCGCCAACCTGTTCGTGCAGGAGTGGGAGAAAGCCTGGTACGCCTACAAGGGGATCCGGTCACAATACCCGCCGGCGACGTACACGTTTGCGGAAGCGCGGAAAGTGATCTCGAACACTTCCGCAGCCTACTTGAGAGCTTTGCTGTAAACTGAGGGGAAATGGGGCAGGCGGTGACTTGGAACGCGGTTAATCCCGTGCCCCGAGTGGGCCGAACTCTGGTGGCTGGCGGCACCTGCCTTTGAAGGAGGAGACATGCGAGCGTACCGAGTAAGAGAAGCGGGCGATGCGTTCGTTCTTCCCGACGATGTCTACGGATTGGTGCGCCGGGAAGTGCTTGCAGAAGTGAAGACGTATTGGGAGGCAGCCTCTCCCTCGGACGGTAGCCTCATCAACGTCCGAGAATCCAAACTACTGGAGTGGCTAGACAGGCAGACGAGCCCATGACTCTCAACTTCGGCAAGCTCAGAAAGCTCAATGACGAACGTGCCCGTGGTGTGCTCGAACTCAGGCCCGCACACAGAGAGGACTACCACCACGACGCGCAGGACGTTGCCGTCTCCTACGATGTCTCGCAGTCCACCATCCTCAGAATCTGGCGGCGGCAATCGTACACTCACCTCGAAGTGCCGAAACCGCCCGAGGAGATTCCATGAAGTGCATCCACCTTCTCGTAGGGTTCCTGTTCCTGCTTGCCCTCCCACCAATAGCGGGACAAGAGCCCGTTTTCACTCTCGACCTCGACGCCGACCCGGTGATCGCAGACGCCTCTGGCCAAATCTCGAACATCGACGTAGCCTTTGTCTCGGACGCGGCGAACGAAACGCTCGGACTCGAACTCTTCTACTCCTTCGACCCCACCTTGCTCCACGTCTTCGGAATGAGCAGCCTGCTCGCAGACTCGCCGAGCTTCTTCGCGGTCGAGTACCTGAACGAAGACTCCACGCACCCGACCACCGGCGTCGTCACTCCCGCCGGCGTTGGCTTGCTGGGTTGCGTCTTCGACTTCGGACTCGTGAACACGATCACCACGGCTCCGGGCGTTCCGGTTCCCGTGCTTCGCATCTCTGTGATCGGAGGGCCAGGCGTGTTCCCAGGCGCGACCTCAGACCTCACGTTCCAAAATGGGCTCACTGTTCCGGTGGGCGGGACGACTCACAACAACTCAATGGCCTGGCGCGTGGATCCGACCACCCCTCCTCAAGACACGCTCTTCGATTTGACGAGCGCAACCGTGCCTTTGTCGTTTGTGGTCCCCATGTTCGGGCGCGGTGACGTGAGCGGTGACGGATCACTCAACCTTGTCGACGCGATCCTCACCCTGGAGCACCTGTTCCTGTCGAACCCGGTCGCCTGCCCCGCTGCGGCTGACGTAGACGCAAACGGCACAGTGGCAATCCTCGACGCGATCACATTCCTCAACTACCTCTTCCTGAACGGCCCACCGCCCAACTCGATCGCATGCTCGCCTCAAGACACGCATGGACTGAGCTGCGATACCACAACCTGCCCCTAGAACTTCGGGGTAGCTTTTTCCACTAGCGTGCAGTACCGTCTTCTCAGGGGAAACCTACAGGACGCCTATGCGGGACAACCGCAGGGCAAGAAAGGTGTGCTCCATGAAGAGCAAGACGTTCCGTATTAGAGGTGACGCGGGCCTTATCCTGCACAATGCGCGGCTCTCTGATCCGCTTGACCCTTGGGCGATGGCGATCAAGGAGATTTCTGGCAAGCGGAAGAAGACCACGGACGACCTGATCGAGATGGCGAAGCGTGAGTTTCTCGGTTCCATGTACGAGGGGGAGGGTGGCCCATGCATTCCGGCGCAGAATCTTGAGCGCCTGCTGCGCGACGGCGCGACTCACATGAAACTCGGCAAGGTTGTGCAGTCCTCCCTCATCGTCCTCGAAGAAGCGCCGATCATTTACGAGGGGCCGAAGGACTACGAGAAGCTCTGGTCTGAGGAGCGGTTCCGCTGTCGTGCTTCGTGCAAGGTTAAGCAGTCGCGAGTCATACGCACTCGCCCAATCTTCTTGGACTGGTCACTAGAGTTCACCGCTGCTTTCCACGAAGAGCGAATCGACGAAGCTCAGGTGGATGAGATCCTCAACATCGCCGGCTTGTTCGTCGGCCTGGGAGATTGGAGGCCGCGTCATGGCCGATTCAGCGTCGAGTAGAGTTCACCCGTTCGACATAGAGTCGCTCGACCTTGGTTCTTTCGTCACCTCGGCGGAGATCGAAGCTGCGTACGGTGTCCCTCGCGACTCAAGGCAGTACCCGTTCTCTCAAATGGAGGCGCGCAGTTACATTGAGAAGGCGATGCGTCGTCGGTTGGGGAAGGATGTCACGATCATTTCTCGTGGCGACGACCTTGTGATTCTTACGGACCACGAGGCGCACGAGTACCTTCGGAACTCCCAGCTACGAACGACGCGGCGCATGAAGAAGGACCTTCTCCGCGTGATCTCGACAAACCCGGAGAACCTTACGAGCGACGAGAAGAAC